ACAGTGCTAGGTGTTACAGCACCAATAGGCGAGTTGTCAATTGTAGCGTTTGATAACTCAGGGTCAGAGTAGGCTACACCAATAGGTTTGGTATTTGGCATAATATTTCCTTATGAAACCCGCCCCGAAGGGCGGGCACTACATTAGCTAATGCGGTATGCAGTCCAAGTGCCGTCGCCAGTCTTGCGCGCGCGGAAATGACCTGACGTTGCGGTAGTTACCGCAGCCGCTCCAACAATTGTCCAACCAGTGCCGACAGCCAAAGTGACCGAATCTGTATCATCTGTGTTGATGATAAAGAAATCAAATGCAGAATTGACTTTTTGTGCACTCAACATATCTGCTTCCAACAAAGCGACTGTTGGCAATGTTAGGTTGCCAGCAGTCCCAACAAAAGTAAACAGACCATTTTGGAGTTGTGCAGCCGTTGCAGTTGCTGCGGCTGTCAATGCAAGAGGTGCGCCCTGAACAAACATAATTGCTTCGTCAGTTGCGCCCGCACCGATTTGATAACCGCCTGTGCCATTAGAAAGTGCCATGATAAATATCCTTAAAAAAAGTTACAAATGGGGGCCGAAGCCCCCACTGGTTTAGCCCCAGAGACGGACCGCAGTGATAGGACGGATGGCAGCGTAGCCATACAGAACATCAATACGGCAAGGCAGACGGTCGTTGTTGATGTCGTACTGACGTACGATACGCAACGAAATACCGTTGTGGACTTGGCGCGAAGCCATGTCAACGCCTTGTGGCAACAACAAGTCAGCCGTAGCAAAGCTAATGGCATCTTTGTGGTAGACCAAGTTCTGTGGGTAGCCGGTGTTAGCCGAACCAACCATTGTCACAACAGCGCCAGCTTGCGGGAATGCAAGAACAGTAGCCAATGCGTTTCCAGCGGTGTACAGAGCTGGGCTGATGCTCAGCGTAGCAGTCGAAGAACCAGTTGCCACAGCAGTCACGGTGAACTGTTGGAGGCTGCCGGTTGATTGACGTGTCTGTGGGTTAACAGCGAAAACACTAGCGATGGTGAATACGTCGCCCACGTTCCATGTCTTGCTTGAACCAGTAAAGCTGATTGGCAAGGTGGATTGACCTTCAGTCGTGACAGTTGAAGTCACAGTGATGCTTGTGCCCCAATCGCCGTTCGTGTGGTTAGCAATAGACTGCGACATGTTGATCTCGTCCAGACCCAAAATGCCTTCACCCATCATGCCGTTCTTGAACTGGCGGCTGATAGTGCCGGTTGGGTTAAACAAGCCCTTCATGCCTTCGACCAAACCAGCGTTAGCGGCTGGGTTAACAGTCGCGTAGCGTGGGCTCATAGGCGTAGCAAACTCGTTTAGCTTCTGGTTAGCTTGGAGCAGAACCAAAGAAGTCGAAGGAGTAGTACCTGGAGTGCCTACTGTGTTGGCGATGCCTTTGTACGAAGTTGCAACGTCGGCGTCAACCGAAGATGCGAGCTGCGATACGCGAGGCTTCAAAACACGCTCTGCGAAGTCGTCCAATTGCATTGTAAGTTCGGCAGACGTGAAATTTACGCCGATATGCTTTTGGCTGGACACCGTCAGCGTTGTGAACTGTTCGTTGTCGGCCTGAACTTGCAGGGCGGCACCGTCAGTCACCAGCGCGCGATCGGGCAGGCGGATACGGAGGGTTGAACCAATTTTGGCGCCTTCAACAGCGAAGGAGTCGTCATATTGGCGGTTTACGTTACGTGTGAGCACCAGGTTGTTCTCAAGGATTTCGAGAGACTTACGGGTGATCATGTCAATGGTCAATAAGCTATTTGACATGGTAGTTCCTTTAAAAAAGTAAGTTAGCGGTTACGTAGCGCTTCTTGCTTCTTAATCTGACGCTGCCTTTCAGCTTCGATCCAATCCGAGGTGCTCATCGACTTGATGGAGCGTGGGTCGGTTGTATCGTACGAGGGTGACCCCGTGCTTCTTGCAGTGACCGGACTAATAGGCGTTGGCGCCGAAGAGGTCTTTTTGGTAGGAGGATCAGCGGCCAATTTGGCTTCGAGCTTCCCAATTTCTTTGGCTTGTAAGAATGGCGAAAGTCTGGAAATCCGCTCAGCTTCTTTCGGATTTGCCCCTAGGTGATAAGCCATGTCGGGACCAATATCAGAAGCTTGAATGGTTTGAGCCATCACGTCAGTGATTGGAAGGTTGGGGTTGTAGGCGACTTGTTCAAAGTCGTCATACTTCGTCCGTGCTTCTTCTTCCTTGTCGTGGTAGGACTCTAAGATTGCAGACTGCTGCTTTTGTGCTTCGCGTGCCGCAAGCTTTTCCGCTGCTTTGTACTCGGCTACTGCGTCGATGTACTCTTCAGTGGATGCAAAACCTTCCGGTACGGGTGGAGCACTTTGCTGTGGGGCTTGCACCGCACGTTGCGTCTGTTCTCTTTCCCACTTACGTTGTTCTCTTGCAAGTCGTTTACCAATCATCGCGTCGATTTCAGCCTGGGAGTATTTCTTTTCCTCTTGCTGATCAACTTCGACTACTTCCGGCGCTGAAACTTCAGGTACAGGTGTTGCCGTAACGTCCTGTTCTGGCGCGGGTACTTCCGCTAAGGTTACTTCTTCTGACATTTTTGTTTCCTAAGAAACCTCGGTCTAACGGGCCGATACGTTAAAAATTATATAGCGGGCGCGTCTTCCTGTACAGCAGGAGGCACCCAGTTAGGATCATGCGCCCAAACCACGGACGGTAACGCTGCTAGTTCTGCAACAGTTGTGCAGCCGTTAATGGCAATAATCTGAGCGTCGCATTGCGTGCGAATGTCTTGACGCCAAGTATTCCAATCCATTGGGATGGCTGATTTGGTTTCGTAACCTTTAACCACTCGCCAATCTGAGGGCAGCAGGATTGAGTACGCTTGGGCTTGCACGGCTGACACAGCTTGGGTTTTGAGCGGCGCTAAATCTTTAGGCGTAGCGGTGTAGTTGATCGTTACCACACCGTCAGCGTAGACAGGAGCGTCTTGGCTGACCCAGTAATAAGTGTCGTTTGGGTATTGCCCATAGACCACATCGACCATGCCGATAGCCGCCTTTTCCTCGGGGCTAGACAGATTGCACCAGTTTTGTGGGTAAGAAATACCGTCCCACTCAAAGGCTGTGCCAGCGGGTACTAGGAGGGCGATCAAGCCGTTAGAAATGATTGCAAACATTATTACCTCGCTAAAGCGTTCTTGAATGGGTTTTCGGCAAATGCCGCATAAATATATGTGTTGCCGTTGGTATTCATGCCGCCATTAGAATTTCTTACCTTAAATCCGTTTGAAAGAATATCAATATCTCTAGCAGATGTGTACTCGGCACTTGAACCATTTGGGTCTAATTGAGAATTTACTACGTTATATGTGTTTCTTGCCGTATCGTATATACCCCAATCTGCAACATTACTTGCGGCTTTAAAAAGAATAAATCTTGGTCTAAAACCCGTGTAGACCATAGGCCCGTCAGTGCTACCGTTACCAACGAATGAAGAAAACGCTGAGTATCCTGCTATGGGTGTCCAGCAGTATGCCAACATAGTATTACCGCTTCCATTGATATCGCCGTATGTTGGCAAAGTTAAAACGGAAGATGTACTAGCTCTTAATTCAGATGCGCCGGTTCCTTTTGCAGCAGTTGTATTTAAATACAAATATCCGTCAAGCCCCAAAAGATCTTCAGAAATTACAGGCCAAGGATTTACAGCGCTGTAATTTTTGTAAATAATAATTTTAGGTTTTACGCCTAAACCGTGCCCAACGGTTGCGCTTTGTGTGGCATTGCCCGTCCAAGAAACAATTGAAAACCCTGCGCTTGGATTAGCACTTACGGTAGATGTAATTGAACCCGCAGTATTTGTTACGTTTGAGCCTTGACCCGCTTGCCATTGCCAAGCAACATAATTGTTTCCAGAACCGTTAACATCAGCGATACCAGAAGACCCACTTGCTAATGAAAAACCATTGCTATTAAACGCACTAATAGCTCCATATAAAGGCGCGGCATCATTATCGTCTGTGTCGTTTGTATAAAACGCATTTGTTGCGCCTCGAACTGAATCGGTAAATTTGTTCCAGTTAGTGCTAGTTCTAGATTTTACCCAAACCAGATCAGGCTTAAACCCCGCCGCATTAGTGATTGACCGAGGGCTTGCGTTGTCACCTGAATAAATAGTAGCATCCATCACCGTGTTGCCCTTGACGATAGTGCTAGTCGGCAAGTTAAACGTGTTCAGGGCTACATAGCCTGTTGGTGGTGTGTAGGCAAAGGGGCGTTGACCAAAGTTGGCGTATACCGTTCCTGTATTTGGCGTTCCGTCGTTTGCAATTACAGGAGCAAACACAGAACCGTCAGGAGTCCAAGTAAAAGCCGTTCCTAAATCTGTGCCATTTTTGTAAAACTTAATTGCACCATTGGTTAAGTCAAAAGCAACACCAATAATATCGCCTGAACCAAAAGTGCTTGCGTAAGATGAGCCTGTTGAACCTTGGTATTTATTACCGTTATATCCGTAATAACAATAAGCGTTTCCCGCACCTACTTGATTGGTTGGGTTTACACCTAATGAGTTGGTGACTTTAGTTATACCAAAAACAGTATAGATGTTTGATGCTTGAAATTCAAAATACCATTGTCCAGTAGAAACAGCAATTGTCGCTGTAATAACAGAGTTTGTGGTCGTGTTTAACCCAGTACAAGTTAAGTTTCCATCTATAGGTGTTGAGCCACCGCTTTTGTTTAATGGATTCAACACAGCAAAGTTAGCCGCCGTAGCAGACGTGAGCGTAGGCACGTCCGTCATGGAGTCGTATGTAACGCCAGCCGTGATGCTGATGTTGTTTGGTGTCCAGTTGTTACTATTACCGCTGAAGTCTTTGCCAATGGTTGTGGCTGTTGCACCGGAATTATCCGTGAAAGGCAAATAGAAACCGTTTGTGCCGTATGTTCCAACATATCGTGCGGGTTGCCATACGCCTGTGAGAGCGTTGGTTGAGCCAAATGATGAGGGGGCGAGCGCCTGACCGTCGATAGAATTTACTTCTGTTTGGTAACAGTCAGCAAAATTAGCCGACCCAATGTACGAAGATATGTAGTGAGCAATGTTTGCGTTAAATCTTGTGTCGTAATTTAACGACGGATAACTTGCGGTAGTAAACGCTGTAACTTGAGTGCCGTTGACGTATATCTTGACCCTGTTTGCTGCCGTTGCTTGAGTGGTGTCAGTTGAAATAACAAGGTGATACCAAGCAGACGGATCACGAAACACTTGGGTCGTAGTTAAACGCCAAATAAATGTTGCGGTGTTAGAGTCATAAGTAAAAATATCTAACGCATCTGACGCTAAAAAACGCAAATAAAAATAAAGTGTTCCCGCACCTTGACCGGCAGAGAGTATTACTTGATCTGTTCCTAATGCCCCGCGTTTAATCCAATCTGAATACGTCCAAGTCTTTTGATTCCCTGCACTTGCAGGAGTCCGATTCAAGTACGCAGACGCGCTTGACCGTGTCCGCAGCGAGCGTGTGAGGTTATATCCTGACGGGTTACTGCCGGCCAATACAGGAAACATTACGCCACCGCCTGTGAGATGCCTTGTTGATAGAGGTTTGTGCCATCAGAGCGGAACGTGAAATAGTCTTTTGCCCCCGCAGCTGT